GCCACGATTAAAATATAATTTATTTGCCGTAAAATAGTCAGTATAATGATATCTATTATTCTTTAACTCATTATATATAAACTTTAAGAATTGTTCAATTGTACCATCACATGCCAGAGATACAGGACGCTCATCTTTATTTAATCCTAATTCAAGTTTAAAACCAAGATGATGGTCTTTACCTTCGGGATGCCCTGGTATTTGATAAAAAGTTTCACTGACTTTTAATCTTCCTATATATTTAACATTATACAGACGCTCTATAATATCACGCACTGCTAATTCTAAGTCTTTCGTACCCATAATAATCAGTTTCGTATGTTTTTGCTGTGTTGAAATTATTTGGTCCCATTCCTGGGTGCTTTTCTGGAATTACGCCTTTATGTTTTATGCCATTCTCATCTACCCAATAACCGAAAGGTTTAAATTGATTCGCTTTTAAATCAATTCTAGGAGGAACAAATACTAACTCTTCGTCAGCAAGCATTGCCATACCTAGAGCGGCTACAATATCAAACTCTCTCTTTCTTTCATAAGAATATTGGCTTAACTCTTCTATAACTTCCTTGAACCAAATTTCACCACAATATTCATCTATATAATTAGCTATTAATTCAAGTTGGTGTTCTATAATATTCTGTGTTGCTGGAGCTCCAAACTAGCGGCTTCTACCATTCTATATATCAGTCTGGCAAGATCTTGGTCTACGCATTAAGTATCTATCAGCACATCTTTTTTCTTTAAAGAACTATAAAATAGATATTCTTGTAGACTCTAGAACTGCTTGTGCATTATAATACTATAATAACTTTAAGCAAGTCATATGTGCTTCCTTCAACCTGTCTGGTCTATCCTTATAATAAGCTACTATAACAGGAGGATGCACACCATAAGCTCGTCTAAATATTACAACACAGAATTGAGATGGGTCTTTAGTAAAATCAGAAGTATCTTCCTGACCCATATCGATACCATCAATTCCAGCAACATACAAGTTCTATGGTACATTACCTTCTTCGTTTTCTTTTGGTCTTTCCAAAATATGTACTTTCCCATTTAAAGATGGTTTAAATATTACGCCTTCTACCATAGATTCTGCAACCTTACCATCTTTAAACTTATATTCTACTGTACCATGTTCTATATTTGGTCCTGCTCCTATACGTATTTGAGTGAGCTAATCAGCTAATAATACTTTATTAAATTGATTATCTCCTTCAAGAGCAAATGCTTCTTCAGGACAAAAACAGAATTCAGCACATTGTATTAAATATGCTTTAGGATCATACAGTAAGTTAGCACGCTATTCCTCTAAGAACTAACGAGCTTTCTTTGTATCTGTAACTCCTCTAGAATCTACCATTCCAGATTTATTTACAAATGTAAACGCTGGAACAAAGAATCCAGTTAAAACATATTCTCCATTTTTAGTGTATTTATGTTTATAAGGTAATACATTGAAACCTTGTGGATTATAGAACATATCACTTAACTCAGTCATATATTTACCATCACCACCTGTACCCCAGACAAAACGGGTTCCAATCTTATTACCCATAACTTCTACAAGGGCGTTTCCTTGTATATATGTTTTCTTTAATACTGGGTTAGAACCAGCCTCCTCGAAAAATAACCTATCGATACGATCACCACGAAGTTTACGTGGATTATCAACTACTTTACCTTCGATATCAGATCCCCAGGACCCTGGAATTTCCTCACGTTGTTTATTAATCTTAGAGGCTTTCTTATACATATCAGAGTTATATTTTTGTCTGACATGCTTCATTCCACCTTCAGTATTAGAGTTTAAATTATCTAACTAAAACCAAGCTTTTGATAGCACATCATCCAAATGTCCTTGGGCAAATGCAGTATAAACACAGTGTGCATTTCTTCTAGTTGTATAAGTTCCTACTCCAAGTGAAGCAGCAATTTCAGAGAAACCAACAGCACGTGATTTTACTGCAAGTACATCGTGTTTAGTTAACTCACATAATTCTATGTAATGAAAATATTCATATTGTTTACTCAAGAAAGATGGAAAAATCATACCACGACCTTGACCAGTTTTTTCTACCTGAGACTCTGGTAATTGATAGTAGTTTAAGAAGAAGTAATGATCTCCAGTTATTCTGTATCCATGTGATTCTAAACCTTCATTACATCTTCTATATTCTTCTACCCAAAAGTCGTGATATTTCTTTGTTCCACTTGGATATGAGCAGTATTTGCCAGTTTCCAATTTAACATCTCTAGCTTCAGTAAACCAAGATGGGTCAAAGTCTAGACCACGTTCTTCATCTATAGGTCTATAATGAGTTAACTCATAAGATAAAGTAGGATCAAAAAAAGGTATTACAGCGTCTTTTTTTATATCCCACATATATTATTATTTTTTAACTTTCATTCCACCGCAAGCTTTTTTCTTGCCCATTTCTCCACCACAAGATTTCTTTTTGGTTTTACCACCACATTTATATGAATCATACATTTCTTTTTCCCAAGAGCGATAATCTTGTTTTAATGAACCACCTTTTTTAAATTGCTGTCCAAATTTCTTAGGGAAAGGACTTATAACTCCCTATATGGCAGATGTGATACCAGGCGGAAGCTATGGTTGCTAAGGTTTTGGTTTCTATATATTATTATCTACAGGATTTTTTCCATACCAGTCTTGTTCCCAGCCTGGCTAATAAGGTTTATTATCATTATAAGGAGCTATGTTAGTCTTATAATAGTCTTCATTATTTCTGAGATTAAGCCCACTTACTCTAGTATCGTTGTTATCTAGAGGTTTTAATTCTCCACTCTTAAGCTAAGCTTGTTGTGTTTCATATCTTGCTTTCAATTTTTGTACTCTAGGATCATCCTATGATAAAACCTTGCGCCCAGTAGGTGTAACCTAATTATTTATTGGAGATGCTTTTACATCATAATTGCCTATAGTAGATAAACGCACAACATCTTCACCAAATGTTTTATTCCAATTCTCATCATACTATTTTATATTGTTCGTTTTCTACAGTCCATCTAAATACATATTTAGAGCAGCATCTGGATTTTTTTGTACAGCTGATGTAAGAGCTTGTTTAGAAAGGTCTATCATCTTAGATATTCTAGATGGCCCACTGGTTGGAGGTGTGGCAGGAGGTGTAACAGTAGGTTCAGCATACCTACTTCCGAACTATTCATAATTTTGTATCATAATTAATATTAATCAAATGCTCCAGTCTCTATATTTCCCATAAGTCCGTTTTCTTGTTCTTGTTCTTTCTTATAAAGAATTTCTAGAGTCTTTAATTGTTCTACTACATCGGATACGCTATTCAACTCTGCCATTACATCCTTTACTTTAAAAATAGGTTTGCCAGTAGCTTCATCACGTTCCTGAACATCTAGTGTATCAAAATAATCTGTAATCTTATCTACTACTTGTTGAGCAGATTTAATTAATTTAAGTGCGCGAGAAGATTCTTGAAGTTCTCTATACTTTCTAGCAGCCGCTCTAAAAGTAGGGTCTGACCATTCTTCTTCGGTCATATTAGCATCTTTTAAACATTCTTGATGTCTCTCCTATTCTGCATAATCAGCATAAGGAGAAGACCAATCACACATTAACCATATATATGTTAATTCCCGAAAAGCTCTAGTTCTCTTAGTTCCCCTTTTATCTTTACTGGTTTTATTTCTATCCTTATCCCATAAAGCGGCAAACTCTTTAACTAAAAGTATCTCGGGTTCATTAACTATTATTTCATTTGTTGCATTATTAAATAAAAAGAATTTCATTTTTTATTATTGTGTAATATTTTCACTACGTTTTCTAATTAGTTTGTATAGGGCTTCTGGATCAGAAATATCAAAATTTAAAGCTTTGATAGCATCAAGAATTCTCTACTTATCCGCATCTTCTATACTAGTTACTTCAGAAGTAGCTCCGCCTGTAGCAGGAGTACCATTATTTGCACCAGCTGCTCCTTCTCCCTATTCAGTATCCGTCTTTTCTTTGGCTTCTTCTGCTTCTGTATTTTGTGGAGGAGGAGTATTTGTCAATAAAGTATCAAATAAAGTACCTACTGTATTAAAAGCTGGTTTATCAAAGGTATTAGCTAAACCATTTGTTAGGGTGCTGATGGCTCCTCCTATATCCATACCATATTTTTCATTCAAATCATTTGAACCTTTCTACATCCATTCTATACCTCTTCCTACACCATTTCCTACAGTCTCTACTCCCTTTTTAAGCAACTACGGAACTTGTTTTACTCCACTTAGTATTTCTCCCCCTAAGTTACTAACAAAATCGCTAACTTTATTAAAAAAGCCTCCTCCCCAATATTTTTGTGGTTTAGGAAGAAGCATTCCATGATATGCACGATTTACATGGGTAGTACCATCATAGCTTTTAGCTTTAGAACCTGGCTTGGGTATAGCTATCTTATCTCCATTCAAATACATCCATTGTCCCTTATATACACCAATAGATTCTCTACCTTCGACCTAATCTTTATTAAGTGGTTTCCTTAAGTCCATATAATTTCCATCATATGTCTTAACTCTTCCACCAAAGTAATAACGACGGAGAGAAGCACCATGTCTAGCCATCTGTGCATAATCTTGTTCGGGACCTTCTTCTAGTGCCATTTGAGCTAGCTATTGTGCTTGCTTTAAACTTTCAGGAGATTGGTCACCAGTCTATATTATATTTGAACATTGCTGGATGAATTTAGTTCTTCCAACTTCAGACATCTTAGATAAAGCAGTCTTTAATTCAGTTTCATTCTTTGTGCCTAATATCTGCATGGCTAAAGCTACAACCTTCATCTAAGTATTCTAAGTAGTTTGCTATTGTACCATTATTAAATTTTAATCAAGTCTTTTGTATTAAAAACTGCTTCCTACACTGCTCCTTCGGTAGTAAACCATCTACATCTTATACCTTTGAAGAATTCTTCTTTTTCATCTTCTTCTTTTACAGGTCTAAAAGTCATAGTTTCTTTTTTAACTACTAACATTGTAGGTTTATTTGGAATATCCTTTTTTAAAGTTACTAAATCTCCTGGTAAAAAATATATTTTCTCACTTTCCATTTTTCTTTATTTTTGCAAAGCGTGCTTTTATTCCTTCGTTTATTACGACATGAATTTGCTGTTCTGCCACTACTTCAAAGCCTTGCCTGAAGAACGGAATTGGAACTCCACACGCACGTCTATAATATACAACATCTCCTTCTTTTACATATTTACAGTCTGGGCCCACTTCAATTACATCGGCCTGCACTGATAAATTATATTCAGTATCCTGCTCTCCGCTATCAGGATTCTTAAAACTACCATCGTATGTAGGTATTACAATACCACTATTTGTAACTTCAATCTTTTCAAAAGGATTCTTTTCATATGGACGTACCAGTACATAACTATTTACTGGGACTATTTCCATAGATTCCATCTTCTCAGTTACCTTTCGAGCTTCTTCAAGCTCTCTAGCAGTTTTTTCATCTAATGCTTTTTTATAAGAGTCTACATTTTTATTATATGCTTCTACAGCAGCTTCTTTAAGAGACTCCTCTATTGGCTTTGCATTTGCCATGCTGATGGCTGTATCGCCACCGAAATAATTCATTTTACCATTATCACTCATACCTTACCATTTATTTAATGGACACTTTGTATAACTTAATCTTGTTTTAGCATTAAGTCTGCATCCACATCCTTTTTTATAACCATCTTTTTGTGTCTTACTAACATCTCCAGTTTTAACGTTTAGATAGAGATTACTATTGCAGACGGGTCCTACTACAGTTACTTTAAATAAAGGACATTTCCTGCATATAGTCATTCTCTGTTCATATAAATCATTATTTTGTTTTAATAATTCCTTAGTATGTCCATCAAGAATAGCAGTTAAACCCATAGAATTGACATTTTAATTAATAATTTTAATATCTCAAATAAAAAAAATTTGAAGGATACTCCTCAGCACATCAAAAAACTATGGGCTTTCTACTATCAGCTTTCTCTTTTAATAAGAGTTTTTTCTTGTAATCTTTCAGCATAATTTCTACGGACTTTTTCAAATATGGTACTTCATGTTCTGTAACATTATCATTGTGATCATAATGTATTAAACATAATTTTTTAATCTTAAAGTCTGGATTTAACTTCTGAAGCATCCAAGCATATGTAGATAGTTGTAATGTATAATGTATCTTATTACAATCCATTAGAGTATTCAAAGGATATTTCATCATTTGATTTTTCTTTGTTCTTATATCAAAATACGAAGTATCATCTAAATGTTCGTTTGTTTTGTAATCATAGATAATTATATCATTGCCATCTTTTATCAATAAGTCAATTTGTCCCGCAAGTTTTAACTTTCCATCATTAGAATTACTGTATACCAGATATTCAGGGAATACTCCTTTATCTATATCTAGTATTTTTAAATTTTCTTCTTTGAGAGACGCATTGGTATTTACTTTGAACTTGCCTCCTAAACCGAATTTTTTTAAGTCAGTTTCTTTCTTTGAAGTATATAGATTTTCTAACTCTGCATGAATTTTAGTACCACGAGCACAAGATTGCTTATTTTTCTCTTGCCATTGATCTAAAATATCTTGCTGTGCCTTATTGAAATCAACCTCTTTAATATTGTATGTTTCTAATATATAGGGTATATCTATTTTTTTGGTAGCTAACATTTGTCCTTTCTCCATTTTAAATTCCTCTGGAGTCATTATTTTTTCCAGGGCTTTATAGGCTGACCAAAATTTCCTATTAAAAGGTTGTCCATATTTTCCTATTAAAGTCGTTACAGATATATATTTACCATTATCATCCCAGTATACATGACTAGCGTCATTATACTTTACATTACCATTTTCTTTATCAATTTTCATACTTTTCTTTTACAGTATCATAATCTAAGAGAATTGCCAATCTACTAATATTAGGAGCTATTACATTGTGATAATAATCAGTATTAATAGTTGGTATTTCGTCCTTATAAATTACAATTAACATTCCTACATTCTCATCTACTCCCTTTATTGGGTATAGTACTGCATACTGAGCATCTGATTTTTTAAGTCTATAAGATAAGTTAGGGAAGTTAACCCTGTTCTCATCATTTCTTTCCCAAATAGTATAAGTAGTCTAGTTTATTTTCCTAATCTCCTATATATAATTAATGTATGGAAGTTCAGGCCAATCATCTATACATGGATTATTATCTAGACCTCTAAATTTCTCAGTAATTGCTGTTAGGTGTTTATACGCCAAACCGTTTGAACTAATTAATGTATTATGATAATTTAATAATAATACATTATTTATAAGAGTATCTTTCTCTATTATATCTTGTACAAAGTGATTAATCTCTGGAGCAGCTTTCTCTAAATACATTTCCTATTTTTCCTTTTCGGTCTGCTCAATGTTAAATCTCTCTTTGATATATGCCTTTGTATTCTAACCAACAAATAAAACCACGAATAATATTATACATAAAATAATTATTATGGTTTTTGTTTGAGAACTAAAGCCATCTATCCAATTAAATAGGAAATCGGCAATTTTTTTCTTCATTCTTTTATATATTAATATATAAGTGCGAGTTATCATATCCACCACATATTAACATTT